GAAGTAGATTGTCCTCGTTGTGGTGGTAACTGGTTCAATGACTTAGATGAATCAGGTGTGCCCTATACCTGTTTTCATTGCTGTAACGGTACACTGCCATGCTATGAAGGAGAAGAACTTGAATGAACGAATTGATAAACTGCTGGTTGATGCTGGTGCTTATTTTGGTGGTGATGGTGTTGTTTACGATACCTTTGATCCTAAAAAATTCGCCGTGATGATTATCAAAAGGTGTAGGGACATTGTATCAGATACCAGAGACCAGGCTATTGAAGAAGAATGGAATGTGGATGAAGCAATGTCCACAGCAATGTATGATATTGAGGAACATTTCGGAGTTAAATAGTGTGGCGCAAAAGACAAATTAAACGGAGTATGGATATGGAGTATGATGAAAATGAATTCAATGGTTACACTATCAACTATGATATGGTGATACAGTCAAAAGAACACCTTGCTGTGACACGGTTGCTTGCTGCTGACCTGATGAATAATCCATACATGACCGTTGGTGATTTCATACGTGAATTGACCAATGAGGACTTAAACATATTGACTGGTGTTGCTGATGATGAGGACAACCCAAGATATGAAGATTTGGTTTTGATTGCACAGATGCTTTGTTCTGCTGAAGGGCTCGAGAATACATTTGATATTGAAGAAGTACAAAATCGAATGTCACAATTTATAATATTGTTGACCTGTGAACAATTGGCTCGCAAAGGCATGGTTAAAATCTATCATCAAAATATGTCCTTTGGTCCTGATATGCAGGATAAGATTGTGGTAGAAAAGATTGAGGACTGGAATGATTGAACTTGTGACAAAAAAAGAATGGAAAGATGCTGATGATAATTGTTTTTATTTCTATGGTGTGGCTGATGGTAAAATTGTAGGCCAAGTGAATAGAATTGGTTTGACAAAAGTGCTTCTTGCTAAAATTATACACAACCACAATGATGAAACCTTTTTAGGTCAGTACATATCGGAAACATTTGCAAAGAAAGCAGTTGAAATGTATTGGGACATACAAGATAGGACATTGATAGAATGAGATATTATTCCTTTGCATACCCATTTGACGGTGGTGTTGTTACTGAAACAAAATCAGAAGATGATATTCGCAAAGAATATTGGCCACATTGGTATGGAAAAATGTGTGAGAAATATGGAAAAGAAATAGTGGATGCCAATTATTCTTTTGAAGATTGTTTGGATGATTGGGTCATTGTGCATTGGGCATGGGATGGTACAGAATGAAATGGTTAAACCCAAAGCCTAAACCAGTAATTGGCCAAACCCGTGGTCGATTCCCGTTTGCATGGTTACCAACACAGGTTGGACCGTACAGGGTTTGGTTGGAACGATATTGGGTGAAGCAAGTCTATACCCATGACCTGACATGGGTGGAAATTGACCGTGGGGTTCCTGTGCATTACTACTAAAGTACTACTGTTGTATTTGTACAACCGATGCCAATTTTTGTTGCCATTCACTGGCATATATGATAGAATACTTGTATTGATTGATTGAAAAAGGTTTGTAATGATTCTCAATAACGCACCTCAAGCAGAGGCAATTCTTTCCAATGTTGGTGAAATCGGCGAATTTCGTATCCGTAATTCAGCAAAAGCATTTAACATTCTTTCCAGCGGTTTGTACGCCAATAAAGTTAAGGCGATAATTCGTGAGCTGTCATGTAATGCCATTGACAGTCACACCGCAGCAGGCACCACACAACCTTTCGAGGTGCACCTGCCAACCACGTTAGAACCGTGGTTTTCCATTCGTGATTTTGGCACTGGTTTGTCACATGACCAAGTGACCAAGATTTACACCACATATTTTGAATCAACAAAAACCGAATCTAATGAGTTTATCGGTGCTCTTGGTCTTGGTTCAAAATCTCCATTCTCTTATACTGATAACTTCACCGTCACGGCCATTCAAAATGGCCGCAAAGGCATTTATTCCGCCTTCATTAATGACGTTGGTGTACCATCTATTGCATTGATGAATGAAGAACAGGTAACAGAACCTAATGGCGTTGAGGTAAAATTTTCCGTCAATGACAGGTATGACTTTATCAAATTCTCTGATGAAGCACGTAGCGTGTATCGCTGGTTCCCTGTATTACCTACAATCACAGGTAATACAATCACCATTGAACCTGTTGAATATGAAACCAAGAATATTATTCCTGGTGTACATTCAGTTAAACCTGATAGATATAGTCGTTATTCATCCATCGCTGTGATGGGTAACATTGCATATCCTATTGAAGTACCACAAGCAGAACAAGCACTTGAAGGCCTACACAAATTGTTGAAATGTGGCCTTGTTATGGAGTTTGGCATTGGTGAGTTAGATTTTCAAGCAAGCCGTGAAGGTTTGTCCTACATTCCATTGACCATTGATTCTATTCGCAAAAAATTGGTTACAGTTAACTCTGCATTGTCCAAGGTTCTTGCTACTGAAGCTGATGCGGTTGAAGGTGAATGGGAACGTTCCAAGTTTTTGTATGAAAAGAAACGCCAAGATTTGTGGCAAGGTGCGGTGCTTGATTATGTGACTGCCACCAATTTTCCTTTGTTTGATGTAACCAACACTTGGAATCATTCATTTGATATCAAGGCCAATTTGCTTGATTTGAAATCTATGAACATTCATATCAAGCAGTTTGAATCTGAGCGTGGTGTTAACCGTTGCAAGACTCTCAGTCATTCTACATCTTATGATAAAGACCAAAAGCGTATTGAATATTTCAATATCGAGGTTCACGACAGCACAATTTTTGTTGAGAATGATTGTAAGACAGGTTCATTTGAACGTGCTAAGCACCATTTCCGTAACAAAGAGAAGAAAAACACTTATCGTGAAACTGTGTTTGTGTTGGATAGGTTGCATAAAGAACATCCAATGGACTTGGTTTCTTTCTATGCAATGTTGCACAATCCACCTGCTGCACAGCGTATGGCTGCATCAAGTTTGATTGAGAAACCACGTAAGGCTGGTGTTGGTAATGGTTTCGGTAAAAACGTAACCATTCTCAAACTTGAAAAGCGTGGTGGATCATCTAGACGATCTGCTTCAGATGAATTGGTGTGGCGTGCTGCAGGTACTTTGGACACATTTAATAAAAATCTAAAGATGTACTATGTACCAATGACTGGTTTTGTACCACAATTCAAAAAATTGAATACACATTACGGTGTAACCGATTTGGCAGATTTGCTGCGTAGAACTGGTATGCCAGAATTTGCCATCGACCTATATGGTGTGCGTAAAGGTGACATTGAGGACATTAAGAAAATGTCCAACTGGATCAACATTGAAGACCATATTACTACCGTTTTGACTGGGTTAAATACCAAAATCGGCATGGCTTCCGTGTTGGAAGGGCTTGACAAACACCAGATTTTCGGTTATAATTACCAAAAAGTGGTTGATGGTGTTGATACAAAGAGTCCCGCAAAAATGTTCTTGGACAGTTTTGTTGGCCTACCAAAGATGACTGGTATTCATTGGCTGCAACGATTGATGCAAAACATGAATATTCAAAATAATATTGATGTTAAAGCTGTGACTGCACAGTTTAAAGTCAAATTGATGGAATTCTCAAATAGATATCCATTGATAAACAAGTTTGATTCTCATGCAGATGAGAATGATGTGTGTGAGTATGTTAATTTAATAGATACAGTGAAAGGTATTTAAAATGTTTCCGTTTTTGATTCAAGGTTCTAATGTTGTGGTTGTTATTGATAATACACCACACACAATTTCTAAAACCCATATCACCTATCAAAAGGTAGTTGATGCCATCAAGGCAGGTGATTGGGAAACTGTGCGTGATACAATCAATCCTAAAAAGGTTGTATTGAATTATGGTGCAGGTAATATCGAAGTACAAGGCGAGAAATTGTTTTGGAAAGGCACAGAGATGCATGGCGCCATTGTTGACCGTATGGTGCAAATGTTGCAAGAAGGTTTTCCTATTGAACCATTGGCCAACTTCATGCAGAACATGATGGAAAACCCATCTTATCGTGCTGTGAATGAGTTGTATGGTTTCTTGGAAAAGAATCGTTTGCCAATTACACCTGATGGTCATTTCTTGGCTTACAAGAAAGTCCGTGAAGATTACACCGACTGCCACACAGGTACAATGGACAATTCTGTTGGTAAGATTGTGGAGATGGAACGTAACCAAGTGAATGATGACAAGAACCAAACTTGCTCTGCTGGTTTACATTTCTGCTCTGAGTCCTACTTGTCATGCTTTGGTGGCGACCGCACCGTGATTGTTAAAATCAATCCCCGTGACGTTGTGTCCATTCCAACCGACTACAACAATGCGAAAGGCCGTGCCTGCCGTTATGAGGTGATTGGCGAAGTTGGTGTGATGCCAGATGATGAAAAAGAATTTACTGCGCCTGTGCAAGAGAATGCTAACTCTGCAATTTAATTGAAAGTTTCGTAATGAGTTATTACATGAAGTCAGGCAATACATTTCGTATTGCCACCAAAGAATCAATGGACCTCCATGAGGTACTACCTGCTGGCAACTATGTTGTGAAGGTGGATCCACATGATAATTTTTACATTGAGCAGATTGAAAGCTTTGATGTACCTACCAAAATGTATGGTGATACGATTAATAACACCAATCGTATCATTAACAGTTTTTGGAATCGTGAGAAGTCTACAGGTGTAATGCTTGTTGGTGAAAAAGGTTCAGGTAAGACCTTGCTTAGCAAAAACATTTGTGTTGAAATGGCGAAGCAAGGCGTACCTACCATTGTTATCAATGCTGCATGGCATGGTGATAAATTCAACACATTGATTCAATCTATCCAACAACCATGTATTGTGATGTTTGATGAGTTTGAAAAGGTGTATAACAGTGATGAACAAGAAGCATTGTTGACATTGCTTGATGGCATCTATTCAACCAAGAAATTGTTTATTTTAACCAGTAATGATAAGTGGCGTGTTGATTCGCATATGCGTAACAGACCAGGTCGTATCTTTTACATGGTTAATTTCCAAGGTTTAGATGAAGACTTCATTCGTGAATACTGTGCCGATAACTTGAATGATAAATCACACACAGATAAAATTGTAAACATTGCTTCTGTATTTGCTGCATTTAACTTTGATATGTTGAAGGCATTGATTGAAGAAATGAATCGTTACAATGAATCACCACAAGATGCAATGCGTATTCTTAACGTGAAGGCTGAGTTTGATTCTGGTGCATCATATGCTATTGAAATTTATCGTGGTGACCGTAAGGCTGACCGTGTAAGCCCATCTCATTGGACAGGTACACCTTTATCCACAAAAGAAATTTGTGTTAGTTATTGGTTTAATTCTAAGAAGAAGTCGGAATCAGAACCTTCTTTGGCTGTTACTCTTGATTCTGCTGAAGTTGAAAATGATGAAGAATCTGGTTGGAATGAAAGAGATTTCAGCAACGAGGATTTGGTTAAATTCAACAGCAAGACTGGCCAGTTTATCTTTGAGACAGAAGGTACTACCATGATTTTGGTGAAAGAAACAACCAAGTATTTCAACTTTGATGCATTTTGAGGTTATAAATGAGTACAGAAGAAGATAAAATCAAACACTCCAAACGTTTACTGAAAGATGAATGTGCGGTTGCTAAACAAGTTAAGATTGCCAAGGCACATGGACTAGATGTTAAAGAGGCCCACAAGTTTGCCAAACAACACGCAATGGATTGTGGAAACCCTGGTTGTGCCATGTGTGGTAATCCTAGACACATTTTCAAGGATAGTCAAACAATCCAAGAAAAATCTTTTAAACAAACCGAGAAATGGGACGGAGAATGATACCTATAATCACTTTAATTTACATTGCACATTTTGCAATGCCAATGACCTCACTATTGGTTCAATCTATTCCAAATTAATCGGAGAATAAAATGAGTTTAAATCGCAATCAAATTGCTTTCGTTAAAGCCGCTGAAGAATTGTTTGGCACTGGTTCTATTTTGACCCGTGACGGCATTCAACACGTTATTGAAGAAAACGATCTTTCATTTCCGCATTGGTTTGTAACTAAATCGGATTATCGTGTAGACCGTGGCCAATATAAATTGCCTGACATTGGCACCAAAAAACAAATGAAACAAACAGAACCTGAAATGGAAGTGGCCTTAGCTGCACAAGTACTAGAATTCAAACAACCTAAACTGGTTGATGATTCTGATGTATCAATTCCCGTAAAGCATCCTGATTATGTTCCTTTTGGATTTTATAAAGACCTTGTTAATATTATCAAGTCTAATTCTTTTTATCCTGTATTCATTACTGGCCTATCTGGTAACGGTAAAACCCTTATGGCTGAACAGGTATGCGCTACACTCGGTCGTGAGTGTATCAGAGTTAATATTTCGATTGAAACAGATGAGAGTGACCTTCTTGGTGGTCCTACTCTTGTTGATGGTAACGTGGTTAATCGTGATGGTCCAGTTATCACAGCGATGAAACGTGGTGCCATTCTGTTGATTGACGAAGTTGACCGTGGTTCTAATAAATTGATGTGTTTGCAAGGTATCTTAGAAGGCAAGCCTTACTACAACAAGAAAAACGGTGAGATGGTTTATCCAAAAAATGGTTTCAACGTGATTGCTACTGCAAACACCAAAGGCCGTGGTAGTGAAGAAGGTCGTTACCTTTCACAGATTCTAGATGATGCATTCCTAGAACGTTTCCCTATTACAGTTGAACAGGAATATCCTGATGTTAAGACTGAGAAGAAAATCCTTGCACCATTGATTAATGACCAGGATTTTGTTGAGAAGTTGACACAATGGGCTGATATTGTTCGACAATCATTTGACCAAGGTGCTGTTGATGAAATTATCTCCACACGCCGTTTGGTTCACATTGCTAAAGCATTCAAAATCTTTGGTGACCGAATGAAAGCTATTGAACTATGCGTGGCACGGTTCGACACAGACACCAAGATGGCATTCCTTGATTTGTATTCCAAAGTGGATGCAAAAGTGGATGCTCCTGCACAGGTTAAACCTACACCACATGATGCGGAAGAAATCCCATTCTGATGTAAAAAAACAACACTGGATGGTTGCCAACATGCCATCTTTGTGTTATAATTCATATGTTGGTATTTTAATCATGTTATTTTGAAAGGACTTAAATGTCAAACACTGTTCGCACCGGCAAACAAAATCGCCACGAAAAAATCACCGTAACCCTATTGTCAGGTAAACCGGTATCTCCCGATGAAATTAAATCCTGCTTCAAAGGCACGGATCAAGAAGCGGTTCTTTATCGCTTATCCACAAACATCTATAACATCCGCAAAGATGGCGGTATTATCAAGGTGCATAAAGAAGGCCGCAAGGTTACGGCATATCAATTGGTTAACCACACCGAGTTTGATGCCAATGGTCGTTATGTCGGCAAACCTGTTAGTAAAAACCTTGGTCCATTTCCCAATGTTGTTGCACAAACAACCGAAATTGCTGAAGCCTAATGTTTCGTCCCACTATAAACGGAGAATCTATGGACTGGTCTAAATTTTGGATGAGAATGTCGATTGTTGTATTCATTCTTTGTTTAAATTCATTCTTAGTTATGTTGTGTTGGAATACGTTCCTCATTCCTGCTATTAATGGTGTCAATGAAATTAATTTTGTTACAGCAATAGGTTTAACTGGTCTTTGTGGAATATTGTTCAAAGATGATGGTATCAAAGTGAACTTCAAATGAATGAATGGGACCGAGATAACCTCAATTTTATTATGAATGCTTCAGAAGAAGGTTTTGACGAATGGCTGGAACAAGCCGACAACGATGATATTGACTATGCACTTGAATTGATCCGTATGGCAAAAGCCGAACTGATGGTTCAGGAGATGGAAATGACAGATACTGTTTCCAATTTTACGGAAGCAAACCAATTAATTGAAAGGATTAAAAGTGTTTAATAAAAGTATGAGGTATGGTATGTTTACTATTTTGTTTTTGGTGATTGCTGCTTGTTCAACACCTAAACTCCAAGGTTTCAAAGAACCAAAGATGATTGAACGTGCTGAGGTAATTCGAGCACAAAAAGATTGCATTGATGCAAAAATGAAACCAGTGATTCAATCACTGCCGCAGAAAACGGATCATGGTACTATCATGTATCCAGTTGCTGTTAATTGTGAAACTTACGCAGCTCGTCCATAATCCACATAAGGTGATTTAAATGTATTCCGCAATCGTCAATGATTCTGGTATTTCTCAACACACATTAGAAATAATGGTGTTGGGTTCCCTTGGCATATTAATTTTCGGTGTGATATTCTATCTGTACTGGAAACAAATTGTTTTTGGTTGTTTGGCTTTGTTTGGTGTTGTGGTTTTTGCCAATCACCAACCAGCCAAGAAACCTGAACCCGCACCAACACCTGTGATTGAAAAAATCGTAGAAGTTGAAAAAATCGTAGAAGTTGAAAAGATTGTGGAAAAACCAGTTGAGGTTCTCGTTGAGAAACCTGTGGTTGTAGAAAAACCTGTTGAGTTGAAACCACTTGAAGTTAAACCAAACGCACCAACAGAGGTGAAACCTGTGGAGACTAAACCACAACCAAAAGAAGAACTGTTGACCAAACCTGAAGATGATCGGAAATATTTTATTGAAGATTGCTTGTCATACACCGATTACAACACTAAACAATGTGAATTCATTTGGGATAAACGTGAAGTTGAAGACCAGAAGTTGCTTGATGTTGAAAATGTTGCATACAAAAAACGCCGTGCTGCTGCGTTAAAGAAACCCGGCACATTTGTTACTCATTATACTTTGCAAGATAGGAAATAAAATGGTTACTGTAGTTAAATCTGAATGGCATTCTGTTGAGAAACGATATAGTGCCGAAATTGATGAAGATATTTTGAGTGAAATTTATCCTGATATGGATGAGGATGAAATTAACCAACTATTGAAAGAACTGGAATCTGGTGATATGAGTATTGACACCATTATGGAAGATGCTGGATGGGATGTTAATATTGATTGGGACTGGTTGGATGAAGATGACTGGTGGACTGACCGTAAAGGTGGTTATGACATAACTTATGAGGTGGTTAAATGATGATTAGTTTATATCGTGGATTGGTTGATATTTTAATAACTCAAACAGAGGTATTGAACAAACAATTTGTCAAACACATTCGCACCTTTAATGATGGTGATCCGGATGCAAATTTTGGCACGGCAGGTTTTTGGAATTTATTACTTGAAGTGACCTATATTTTCTATGTAAAAACTTTTGTTGCTATTGGTATTGGTATTACACTTGGATTAGCCGTTGTGTTTTTTCCCTTGTATGCTTTGCGTAAATCTATCTCAGGTGCATTTAGTGGTGCAATGCCTAGATTTGACCAACCAATATCATATGAAGAACCTAAGATGGGTGAAACTGTACAGGAGAAAAAATAATGGCTACGTGGAGTATTAAACCTGAATGGAAAAAATCCATTATTGAACGCAATTACATGATTAAAGATGGCAACAGATTCATGGTTGAAACTGGTTGGCGTTGGGGTGAGTTTGAGATTACAACCGAAGATGATACACCACCTGTATTGGAACCTGGTGTTAATCTTTATGATTGTGGTTATGATTGTGAAATGATTGAAACCAATGATGGTTGTTGGGAAGAACATGATTATGATGATTGTAATGACGAAACACGGGAATGGTTAGAAGAATTCTTTGACCAAGGCAATTCATGGCTTGACCTTGAAGAACATGGTTGGTCTAATGATGATTGTGAAATGATTATTGATTGTGAAATGTCGATTAATAGGGTTGATGAGTGATGTTAAATACTAAAATGTTGGAAATTACCGAAGACTTTGATGATTTTCTTATGAAGATTGTTTTAAACTATGAAGTTACTTACGCCGAACTGGCAGGCATCATAATGGCACGAATGGTAACCTTGGCACAAAATTCAGGTGGTGAGGAAATCATGTTGAAATTACTTCCACACATGGAAAATACGTTGAAAGGTTCACAGGATGGCCGAATTCACTGATATCGATATGGCATCAATTCTTGCAACAAAAGCCACTATTCGTTTGAAGATGACATATTTGAAGCAATATGTTCCTGCCACACATTATGATGATATGTTTTTGTCTGGTGGTGCGATTGCGTCTTTAATCCAAGGTGGTGAAGTATACGATTGGGATGTTTATTTTATGAATCCCCTTGCACAAAAGATTGTGACTAATTTGTTCACTACGAATAATGTTTTATCCAATGATATTGCTGTAGTTGATGAAAAGTATAGGGAAGTGATGGGAACTTCCGATGGAAGATGCATTACTGAAAATGCAATGACATTGAAGAATGGTATACAACTTATCACCAAGCATAATGGCACACCTGATGAAATAAGAGAAACATTTGATTTTGTGCATTGTAAGCCATACTATCATTTTGGTAAAGACCGATTGTTTATTTCAAAAGAACAATTTGATTTGTGTCACAACAAGAAATTGAAAATCAATAACAGGAATTCACTGACATTATGGAGACAATCTAAGTTTGAGCAAAGAGGTTATACATGGCCATAACTGATCCATGGAATGTACCGATTTCTATCAATTCATATGAATATGCCATCAAGGGTAATATGCTCACGGCACAAATAATTATGAGTGAGCTTGATTTTTTGAAAATTGATCCAAAAACCTTTCAAGATGATATTAAACAACAATTAATGGTAAGATTATTGGATGAAATATCCCGAACTAGGTGTGTGGAATTTACAAAATCGGAAGACCGTTTACTTGGTCGCACACATTTCAGAGCAAGAATGTTTGTTGTACCTGATGATATGGTAAGAATCCTACGTGTGTCACAATTAAACAACACAATCACTTGACATATATACCGGTTTCTGTTATAATACTATTATGAAAATCGCAATCTGCTCAGACCTACACCTAGAATTTGGTACAATTTCACTAGAGAATACCGAGAACGCTGATGTTCTCATTCTCTCTGGTGATATTTGTGTGGCCAAAGATTTGATGAAAAAGGACAATAATGACATTCTCGACCGCTTTGGCCGTTCTGAAACATGGCACCAATTCTTTCAGGAATGCTCTGATAGATTTCCGCATGTCCTTTATGTTATGGGGAACCATGAACATTATCACGGTGATTACGCTAACACTCTTACAATTCTCCGTGATAGGCTTTCTTATTTGGATAATCTTCACATCTTAGATAAAGAAACATTTATTGTTGATGATATAACATTCATTGGTGGTACTTTGTGGACTGATATGAACAATGAGGATCCAATCACACTGCTGCACATGAAGGGTATGATGAATGACTTCCGTTGTGTTATGAATGGAAATCGTGTTGTTCACTTTAGAGATGAAGATGGTAATTTTAAGCACCGTGTTGGTCGATTCACACCAGAAAATTCAGTTGAAGACCACAAGCAAATGCTGGAGTATATTCGCCTGATGATTGAAGGTAAATGGGATCAAAAGTTTGTTGTTGTTGGCCATCATGCACCAAGTAAACAATCAACACATCCACGATATGTGGATGAAGTGATTATGAATGGTGGTTATAGTACTGCATTGGATGAATTCATTATGGATCATTCACAAATCAAATTGTGGACTCATGGTCATACACATGAAGATTTTGACTACATGATTGGTTCTACACGAATCGTTTGTAACCCACGTGGTTATGATGCATACGAAGACCGTGCAGACAGATTCAAATTGAAATTTGTGGAGGTATGATGAACGAACATTTTAAAAATCAAATAGAGCAAGGCGCTACAGAAATGTTTTTCTATGGGCTTGAGACTATTGTCCAAGAAATGGTTGAAAGTAAAATTCAAATTAAAAGCCATAAAGGAACGCTTGATTCTTTTCCTGACCTGGTGTATGTTAGGCACATGACTGACAGTATGCCACTATTCAGAGAACGACAATGAACGAACGAATTAAACTACTTGCTGAACAGGCTGGTTATGACAATACCTTTTACGAAATTTCTAAAGAGGGTTTAGACAATCTTGCCAAATTGGTTGCTGAAGAATGTATGAATATCATTGTTCAGAATAGAAAATATGCCAGTCAGCACAAATGGCCTGCCTCTGAGTTGGCCAATGTGTGTTTGTATGAAATTGATAAAACTTTTGGAGTGCAAGAAGATGGAAAAGAAACTATATCTGGTTGAAACAGTATCAATGTTTCGTATGCGTTATGTGATTGAGGCTCGTGAAGAAGGCCATGCAACGGACGAATTCGTTATGGAAGTCGGCAAAGAAGATTTCCAAGAGTTTTCACAACACCACATGGATGAAGTGATTGTTTCTACCCGTGAATTGTCTGCCAAAGACTATTTGGAATTGTTTGATAAAGACAATGACTATTTGAAGTCATGGGACATTTCAGAAAAAATGCGTTTCATTAACTCTGTTGATTATGTAAAATGAAGAAGATTCTCGTAACAGGTTGCTCTGGTTATATTGGCCAGCACCTATGTAAGGTCTTGGAAAAAGAATATGTGGTTGGTATGGACCGCATATTCAAACCTGTAATGGCAGAGAAATTTGTCATGCAAGACATTACTGCTGGTTTTGACCACTATGGCCATTATGATACAGTCATTCATTTGGCTGCATTGGTCAATGTTGGCCAATCTATGATTGCTCCAATGTCCTACTACAAAACTAATGTAGTTGGTACGTTGAAATTGATGGAGAATATCAGTTTTGATAATTTCATTTTTGCATCTACTGGCGCCGCAGAAAATCCTTGCAGCCCATATGCTTTGTCAAAAGCAAGTGTAGAATCTATGATTCGCCAATATTGTATAATGAACAACAAGGATTACACCATCTTTCGTTTCTACAATGTAACGGGTAGTGCTGGTTATAACCCAACCAACTGGGATGGTTTGTTTTACAATTTAATGAAAGCAAGGGAAACAGGTGAGTTCAATCTTTACGGGAATGATTATGATACAATTGATGGTACCGCCGAGCGTGATTATGTTCATGTACTTGAAGTGTGCAATGCTATCAAAATGGCAATCCAAAGACCATCCAATCTATTGGTGGAGAACCTAGGCACTGGCACAGGCCACACTGTACAACAAATCGTGGATAAATTTAAACTAGTAAATGATTGTGACTTCAAAGTAAATTATTTGCCACGTAGATATGGTGATTTGGCCAAATCGGTGCTTAAAAATGTCTCACCATACATGCAAAAATTATTTACAATAGAAGAAATGTTAAGAGTTCCAAAATGAAGATTTATACATCAAACTACCGCAACCACTGGATTAGCCCATATACTATTTTGGATTATATGTTCTTTTGGACTGACTGGTCTAAATGCAGCCGTGATAAAAGTATTAGTTTCTTTGACGAAGAACGGCCGTATATTGACCATCCAGAATGGGTTGAAAAGTGGGCTGACCGTTTGACTCCTATCAGCCGTGTAATTCTACGGGTGTTAAACTTTATTCATCCGGAAATTAAATATGTAAAGATTGACCGATGGGATACTTGGTCAATGGATCACACCTTAGCAGATATCATTCTGCCGATGTTGAAACAATTGAAAGCAACCCAACACGGTAGCCCGTTTGTTGAAGATGTTGACGTTCCTGTCGAATTGCAATCTTGGAATTGTTGGCCTAAAGAAAACGAATGGGACACTGATGACAATCATCACAAACGTTGGGTGTATGTTCTTGATGAAATCATTTTTGCATTTGAACACAAGGTAGATGATTCTTGGCAAGATGCATATCGTTCAGGTGAACATGATTTGCTGTGGGTGCCTGTGGACGCCAAAGGTAACGAAGTGCCAAAAGGTGAACATAAGTATTATCAAATGGATCGTGGCCCAAAAGATACCTATGTGTGTGATTATGATGGTATCAAAAAAGTTGAAGAAAGAATGGCCAACGGATTCCGTTTATTTGGTAAATACTACCAAGGATTGTGGGACTAATATGAATAAAGATGAAATTATGAAAGAGTTGGGTGTCTTAACTGAAAGAGTTAGACAAACACAAGAACGTTTGGATAAATTGCAAAAAGAAAATGAGGCATTGAAAGCATTGGTGCATCATCTTTCTCCACAACCTGCACCATATCAACCAATGGATCCTTATGGACCACCATATAAGGTGACTTGTTAATGATGATGAGTTTTATACATTATGTGTCAGCCTTGCGTAGGTTGAAGGAATCTGAAAAGACTGTCTATATGCTTGGTGGTGAACATGAGGCACCACCGATGATCCTGGCGCAACGGGACATGATTAAAAATGAGGTTGAATACTATCAGGAAGAATCCGTCAAACTGGCATTCTTTATGGGTATGGTTGCCTTTATTGGCACCGCAGTGTATACTCTACTCGAACAACTAGGAAAAATATGAAAAAAATTATTGATTTTATTAAATCCAACCTGAGCACGTGGTTGACTTTCTTTTTAGGTTGTGTTATAATCTACCAAGTATACAACCTAGATACTAAGGCGCCAGAATTTAAAGACTTTAAAGACGGTGTGCAGAATCACCTATTGTGGTCTATCAAAGGTGAATGTTTCTTTGTGAAACCACAGACAGAGAAAACAGTTTATTTGGTTCGTGTGGAAGATTGTGATAGAAAATAAGGAGTCACTATGAGTTTATTTGTTGAAGTTAATTCTGTTGAAAAAGGTTGTCCAGTTATTATTAATTTGGAACACATCATTGAAATTGCACCATTGGCCGCAGGTGGTTGTGCATTGTTTACCTTAGATGGTGCCGGTATGAATTCCAAGAATTCTATGAAAGTAACTAATGAATATAGTGAGTTTAAACAATTTGCTATGCAACCTGTATCGGTTGAAGATATTGCACGGCGTTTTCCTAAAGTAGAAAAAGAATCTGCACCTAAGAAAACAGGCAAATTGGAAATTCCTAAATTTGGTGAATAAAGAAATAAATGTTATCGCCAACAATACAATGGATTAAAAATGATTACCGTTCTCATCCTTTTCGCTTTATTGCCGAGCTTCTTGCTTGGGCTATTAGTATTGGGTGTAGTATTACTATGGCACTTACCGTACCAAACCCTCCCCTCTTGGTTCTTTATCCTGTGTGGATTGTTGGCTGCGCTATCTATGCTTGGGCTGCTTATACTCGGAAATCATTTGGTATGTTGGCTAACTATCTATTGTTAACTACCATTGATACTGTTGGTTTGGTTAGGATGTTAATGTAATGAATTTAACTAGTAAAAAACTTTATGGATCAACGGTCACTGTTGATTTTGTTAAACCAGTATCATATCAATTTCGAGTTGCTGAGATTCTTGGTGATGATGGCCAAGTTGCAACAGTGAAACTACAAGTGGAAATTTGGGAACATGATGAAAACGGTTACGGCATAATAAAACAAGGTTGGACTGATGTACCAAGGATTAAATTTGATAAACACGGCGGAATGATAGCACCATGAACATCTTTTACCTTGATAATGATCCAAAAGTGTGTGCAGAAATGCACAATGATAAACATTGCATTAAAATGATCCTTGAATATGCTCAATTACTTTCTACTGCTCATCGGGTTCTTGATGGTACTCTTAATGTTGGTCTCTCAGCATCTGGACGTAAAAAAACTTCATATGTGCTTATGGATCAGCGTGAGTCTGTTCTTTACTCTGCTACTCATATCAATCATCCTTCTGCTATTTGGGTAAGACAATCAACCGAGAATTATCTTTGGTTGTCTAATATGCTGGTTGCATTGTGTGAAGAATACACTTATCGTTATGGTAAAACTCACAAAGTAGAACGTGATGGCCTTTGCTATGTCCTTCTAAAAAACATTCCCAAGAATATTGGCAAACAAGGCTGGTCTGAACCTACTCCTGCTATGCCTGATGAAGTGAAGATTGCCGGTGATTCTATGTCATCTTACAAGAATTACTATATAAATAATAAACAGCACCTTGCTTCATGGCAAGGCAAGATTAACTCTCGACCTGTTCCAAACTGGTTTAAAACTGCATGATTTATACATTTCTGAATAAGAACACAAATGAAATTGAAGAACATACAATGCGCCTTGCAGAGTATGATGATTTTAAACTAAACAATCCCCACTTAGAACGACACTTTAGTCCTGAAGGCCTACCTGGCTTTGGAGATGGTATGCGTATGGACACACCAGGAATTGGCAAGGCCGACTCCGCATTTGAAAAGTATGTCATCAATCGTATGAAAGAAACCATTCCAGGAAATACTATGAGTGGTCATAAAACTAAGATGCAACGGGAATGGTAATGCCGCAAGTACCAGCATTATTTCTACCAAAAAAGAAAACTGAGGAAAAACCTCAATTGAAGAATTCCGGTAAGAATCGGAAGAAAAAGAAACCAGATTCTACCAAAAAAGTTTCAGTATTATTTCAAAGGGGAATTGATGGTTACAAAAAAAACAACAGCCAGATACGCAGCGGAACAATTACAGGATGATGAACAAAAGACTAGGCACCAGCCAGCAGTAAGTAATTCATTGAAGATTAAACCAGACCATCTAAAAACTTTTGATCCATTAACAGAAAATCAAAGATTATTTTTTGAAATGTATAAAGGCGGTGCCTATTTCATGGGACTATTCGGTAGTCCGGGAGTAGGCAAAACTTTTTTAGCGTTATATAAAGCATTAGAAGAAGTTTTAGATAAATCAAATTCGTTTAGACAAGTGGTAGTTGTACGTTCACTTGTTCAATTACGTGATGTTGGTTTTTTACCAGGTGACTTAAATGAAAAACAAGAAATTTATGAGTTGCCTTATAAAGAAATTGCGGCCACATTATTTGGTCGTACAGATGCATGGGATAGATTGAAAGAACAGAATCATGTTCGTTTTATTTCAACCACCGCAATTCGTGGTATCTCTATTGATGATGCGATTATTATTGTAGATGAAAACCAAAACTTAAACTGGTCAGAAGTCAATACGATTATTACCCGTGTTGGTCATAGGTCTAAAATTATATTTTCAGGTGACTTTAAACAAACTGACCTAATTAAGAGTAATAAAGACCAAACGGCTTTCCATAGTTTCTTAGAAGTGGCTCGAAAGATGCCTTCTTTCCAAGAGATTTATTTTACACCAGATGATATTGTCCGTAGTAGCTTAGTAAAACAATGGATTGTAGCATGTGAAGAACTAGGTTATTGATATGTTTAATTATTGTCCGCCAAAAAAATTAGAAGATTTAAAATCTCAAACCTTTCCTGACGGAAAGCGTTATTATGTTACTCCAGCCGGTAATAAATTACCTTCTGTCACTACTGTCATTGGTGCTCAGAAGAAGGCTTCAATTATGGCTTGGAGGCAACGAGTTGGTGAAGAAGTGGCCAATAAAATATCAAGGCAAGCAACGTCCCGTGGTACAAATGTTCATACGATATGTGAAAGATACCTAAATAATGATAAATTAGGTGATATTATGCCGGATGCCAAAGAAATGTTTATCTCTTTGGTGCCCTTATTAGATAGAATTGACAATATTCATTATCAAGAACAGGCCTTATGGTCTGAACAATTGGGGTTAGCAGGTCGTGTTGATTGTATTGCTGAGTTTGATGGTGTTTTATCTGTTATTGACTTTAAAACATCTAAAAAAATTAAACAACGCAATGATATTTTGGATTACTTTTGGCAAGAAACAGCATATGCATTAATGTATGAAGAATTGGTTGGTGAACCTATACATCAGCTGGTGACTATTATGGCGATTGACAATGAACCACCTGCTTTGTTTATTGAGACAACAGAAGACCATATAGAAGGTCTTGTTAAAGCAATACAATTTTATAGAGATCAAAAATGACAATGCCTGCATCTGGACCAATATCTTTCTCACAATTACAAACTGAGTTTGGTGGAACTAATCCAATAGGACTAAATGAGTATTATTCTGGTGGAGTTAATATACCGGCTTCTGGTACTGGTATTGGTATACCCGCATCAGGTGCATTATCAATGAGTATGTTTTATGGTAAAACTGATATTGTACCTGGAAACAGTGGTGTTATAACATCAGGTAGTTCATACACATTACCTTTAAATGCCGGCCCAAGCATCAATGTTCTTGTAGTTGGCGGCGGCGGCGGAGGTGGCGGCGGTTCAAACCGGCGAACCAATGCAGGGTATATAACTGGCGGTGGCGGCGGTGGCGGTGGCGCTGCTCCATATGTACTTAATATTCCCGTAACACCAGGACAAGTTGTAACTTTCAGTATTGGTGGCGGCGGTGGCGCTGGTGGGAAACGTGACGGTGTATACACTGGTGGCAGTAACGGTGGTAGAGGGGGTAGTACTATTTTTTATGTTAACGGCGCGGCAAAAGCTCAGGCCACAGGTGGTTATGGCGGTGCGGTTTCACCCAACCAAACTGCCGGTGTTTCTGGTGAGGTGATTCTGGGACGATTTGTGACTGGCTTTCCAGCAAACAACGGACTCGGTGCTGTATTGAACACATCAATTGGCGGATTTGGTGCAAGAGGTTTCAACATCAACACAACAGTTGGTGTGACAGCACCGAATGGTCTACTCACTTACGGCGTATTCGGTACAGCAGGTGGACCAGGTTCAGGTATACCATGTGTACCTGGTACTGGTCATGGCGGTGGCGGAACTGGCGGCGGCACAGCGCAAGGGGATGAACAAAACTCTCGTAACGCCGATGCATCCGCTGGACGTGGCGGCGCAATATTTATTTGGTGGGGTTATTAAAAAAATATTGACATTCTAAATAATTTAATGTATAATGTGAAGTTATTGCTGTATGAAGCAAAGAGAAAAGTGTTCTGGACGGGGGTGCGAATCCCCCCAGGTCCACCATAAAGAAATTTGATGAAACCAAAAAAAGTAAAACAGTATTTTGTTATAGTAGACAAAGATGACACAGTAAAAAGAGTGTGTTGGGCACCTTTACTTTGGGATATTCCTAACCTGGGATATCGTTTTACAGGATTTGACGGTGGTATTCCAAAGTTTCTTTATGTTGGGCCTGCATAGTTTCGACAGGGCAAGTAGTAACAGAGTGGACAGCACGGTAGGCGATGACCGTTAATCAAGCAAAAAAACGTAAATGCAAACGACAGCTCTTATGAGTACGCATTAGCAGCCTAAACACTGCTTAGGGTTTCGGTTGGTTTCCTCGTAACAGAATAACCAACCAATTTCAAAAACTTAAAAAAGGAATCACTATGAAATGGTCTACACCTCAAGCAAGCAATATGCGTTTCGGTTTTGAAATCACAATGTATATTGCCAATCGGTAATAATTAATAAAAGGTTTCGTTTGGTTTCCTCAATAACCAATCATTTTATTAACTTTAGGAGTTTATTTTGAAAAAATTAAGTTTGTTTTTGGCCACTTTGGCTATCAGTGTTTCATCAATGGCAGGTGGTTATGCATCATTGGAATATTCAGATGAAAGCAATCGCTTAACAGGTGCAGAGAACATCAAAGAAGGTTTAGTTATTGGTAATAAAGTTGGTAGTGTTGACTACAGCATCAAAATGGAAAACAGCCAAACAGAAATTGGCAGTGGATCAATTACTCAAGCACTTGAAGTTCGTGCAAGAAAAAGCCTTGGTGCATTGTATGTTGGTGCTCGTTTAGGTGAGAGAATCACAAGTTCTACACACTTCAGTTACTACGCACTTGATTCCGGTGTTAAGTTCCCATTGTTTGCAGGTTTGACTGGTGATGTTGGTGCTCGTTACCGTAACGCTTTTGAAGCAGGTAAATTGTATGAGACAACCCGTGGTCATGTTGCAGTAGGTTATGCACTTACTAAACAAGATGCAGTTGCAGTTCGTTGGAGCCGTAGCTGGGGTGACGAAGAAAAAGATGCCGTGCGTTTACAGTACACACGTAGTTTCTAATTGGATAAATAAGTATATGGGTTATGGGTTCCCAATAAAAACCCGCCACACTTCACACAACACAGGAGAAAACTATGTCAAACATGACACCCTTTGAAATCCGTCTTGAACTATTAAAAATGGCTAAAGACATGTTATATGATTCTTATTACGCAGAACGAGACCGTCTACAACAAGACTGGCACATCAAATGCGAAACGGCAAGGTCTAAAGGTGAAACACCACCTGAACATCCAGGACTGCCAACAACCCCCTCAGAAACAGACATTATCAGCAAGGCAGCGACCTTGAATGGTTTTGTGTCTAATATTTCCACGGCACCTGAAGTCAAGGTCACCAGAAAAACTACCTGAGGGTTAGGGGGGTTCACACCCCCAACACACACAAGGAGTACCAATGAAGTTTTTACCAACTTTATTATTTTCTTTATCGTTATCAATTTTACCTTTATCTGCACAAGAACAAACAGTCTCTTTTGAAAGAATGGTTGCACAAGATATAAGTAAACAAGTTCTTTGTATGGCTAAAAATATTTACTATGAAGCCGCAAGTGAATCTTTTGAAGGTAAACTGGCAGTAGCACAAGTTACAATGAATCGTGTGAATAGTAAAAAATTTCCATCGAATGTTTGTGATGTTGTATATCAAAAAACAGGTAAAACATACCAATTCAGTTGGGTTGGTGAAAATGTTGGTCCGATTAAAAGCAAATATGCATGGGAAGAATGCCTAATTGTTGCAAAGAAGGCCTTGACACAATCAATGTTACATGATACAATATACAAAACGAAATCAATGTATTATCATAACACATCGGTAAATCCGGCGTGGAAACTGAAGTATGTTGCAAAAATTGGAAACCACCTGTTCTATACGAAAGTTTAAAAGTGCCAACAAAAACCGAAATAAATGATTTTAGTGATTTGATTTCTAAATTGTCATACACCTTAGGTGTCACACACATGGACGCAATCATTCACCACTGTGAACAAACTGGTATGGAAGTCGATGTTGCATCATCATTGGTATCTAATGCCTTGAAAGCCAAGATTCGTGAAGAAGCACAAGAATTAAATCTATTAAAGAAAAGTTCTAAATTGCCAATATGATCTTCTCGCTTGAAGAAGGTTCGGGTTTCTCGGCCTTCGCTTTATATAATGCCATTAAACTTCATTTTATTACTGATAGTTACGATTATTTTAAGTATCACGGTAAAACCAACGTTACCAGAGATAACTTTGCCACCAGAAAAGACAAGTATACATTCTATAAGTTATCCCGTAAATATAAACTGGAAGACTTAAAGAACTTTTATGTGTCAAACTTTCTTGCTACCGAAGCCAATTGGATCGGTGATATTGCCAATCTTGAGGGTGAAGAAACCTACAAGAAATGGCAAAAAAGAAATCAGAGCTTGACATATCAATTCGAACAAGATATAATAGGTCTACTTAACGCAACACAATCACCAAATGAAATGTTGGTAGTTGAAGATGGACAATATCCGTTGTTGTTGAAAGAAATGACTTATGGCAATATCAATATTGAAACGGTGTGTATATTAAATGATATTATGAATTTCTTGCCTATGTGGTCTAAAAAAATAACAGATGATGTTGTTTGGCCCACATGGAAAAGAAGAATTGAAAAGTACACACCGTTCATCAATTATGATAAAGACAAATTTAAATTGATACTGAAAGAAAGTTTGAAAGAACATGCCTAAAATCAACTGCATCTATCTTGATATGGATGGCGTTATTGCTGATTTCGAAAAGAGATATTTGGAACTATATGGTGTAACACCAGACAGTACCAGAAACAAGAAAGAATTTGGTGGTTTCTTTGATAAGTTTATTGAAGATGGTCACTTTGCAACACTTGAATTGATGCCTGATGCAATGCAATTGGTGTCTGCCTTGCGGAATGCACTACCGCCAACTCAAATTCTATCCTCTACAGCCAATCCTAACAGACATGAAGCAATCTCTAAACAAAAGATTAAATGGTTAGAAACACATGAAATTGACTTTCAACGTAACTTAGTTCCAGGTAAAGAACTAAAGAAAAAATACGCAAGAACAGATACGTTAATCATTGATGATACCGAAAGTGTTATTGATGATTGGCGTGCTGCAGGTGGTGTGGCAATCTTTCACAAGAATGTACAAGACACCTTGGTACAGTTGAAGTTTATACTTGACGGTGCCTAAATAATGTTATATAATGCATCATGTGGACAATCCGTTAATATTCCGTTTATACTCCGTTTATACTAGAAAGGTAAATCATGGTAGATTTTTCAAATCTTAAAAAGAGTTCAGGCAATCTGGACAAATTGAAATCAAAAGTGGCAGAGCTCAACGCCTCCACAGAAGGTAAATCCGACAAAGAAAATTTCTGGCGACCAGAAGTAGACAAAGCTGGCAACGGCATGGCTACGATTCGTTTTCTACCCGCAGCAGCAGTTGATGGTGAAGATGGTCTTCCTTGGGCTAAGATTTTTGAACATGGATTTCAAGGTCCTGGTGGTTGGTTAATCGACAAATGTTTGACAACCAAGAACCAACAATGTCCCGTATGTGAACACAACAACAAATTGTGGAACTCAGGCATTGAAGCAAACAAGGACATTGTACGCAAACAAAAGCGTAAGCTATCCTATATCGCAAACGTGTATATCGTTTCTGATCCTAAGCATCCAGAGAATGAAGGACAAGTTAAATTGTTCAAATTCGGTGCTAAGATTTTTGAGAAGGTTACAGAGGCAATGAATCCTCAGTTTGAAGATGAAACACCAATCAATCCATTTGATTTGTGGAAAGGTGCCAACTTCAAGTTGAAGATTACTAAAGTTGCAGGTTATCAAAACTATGATAAGTCTGAATTTATGGTACCATCTGCATTGTTGGATGACGATGAGAAGTTGGAGAAAATTTGGAAGTCTGAATACTCATTGAGTGAGTTGACAGCTGACAAAGAATTCAAGTCTTATGATACGTTGAAAACACGTTTGGATAAAGTACTTGGTTTGAACGATGAAGGTGATGCTCCACGAGCACGTACTACAGTTGAACAAGCAAAGGCTGCACCTAAGAAGCCAGTTGAAGTTGATATTGCATCGGATGACGATGATGATATGGCATACTTCAGCAAGTTGGCTGAAGATTAAACAAAAGCTCCTTTCTCAGAACTTTGTTTAGACCCCGCCTAGTGCGGGGTTTTTTGTTTATACTAATCGTGTAACATCTTGTATCAATCGCATAAATGTTGGTTCATCATTACGTACTGATATCTGATTAGGTTTCAATCCACTTCCTTGTTGATTGTTTGAAACATTGGTAGTTTTATTTACAACCGGTTTACTCACAGTAGTGGAGTTTGTATTTGTCAAATTAAGGTCAAGGTTATTGTTTGTCAAACTTGACACTGGTGATGATACAGGTGCTGGTGCAGAAGGTGTTGCCGATGATGGTGTCATTAGTCGTGGATCATCCTGCATTGTTGGACGCAGATTTGGTGTTGTACCACCAGACTGTGGATTGGTAGGTACTTGTGGAACAGCCTCCTGTTTTTTCTTAACAGGTTCCGCTTTTGGACCAGGAGGTATTATACCATACTTCTCAAATTCATCTAAATCATTTTTCGGTATTTTTGCTTCATTTCTCAAATAATCTCCAGCAGCTGAAGGACTATAAAGTGCAGCTGCTCGTGCCAAGAATGGCGCATCATCCATATATTTTCTATATTTTGTAAGAGACTCCTCATATGTTGCCAATTCTTCTTTTGTTTTGGCAGAATTGAGTGCTTGAGCTGCTAAAGCTGTGTCACTACCAACATCAGCAGATATTTGGTCACGTTGTTCATTGGTCATATTAGACAAAACATTTGCGGCACCATAAGTTATTGCGGCACCACCAACAGCAACACCAGCAACAGTTAAACCACCAGATGTGGCAGCTGCACCAAGAGCTCTGGCACCGAATCGGCCGGCACTAGACAATGCTGATGCCACACGCATACCTATTTTCTCTGCTATTTTTAAAAGGCTGTCTTTCATTAGGCCAACCAAATCAGCCAGACCTTTTAATTTTTCCCACATGTCAGCAAGAAACGAATTTTCTTTTACAGGTTCAGCTGAAACAGTACCTGAATTGATTTGTTTCATTAATTTCTGTAATGTGTTAACCAATTCTTTGTGACGTTTTTCCTTTTCCATAGCAATTTCTTCATCAAAATTTTCAGATGTTTGTTTTAATCTAACATCTTCATCTCGACTATTTTTTAGGAATGAAAATATCTTTGATAGTTGTTCATTGATGCCACCAGAATCACCGTCACCACCAACTTTCTTCAACTTATCTGCTGTGTTTCTGGTACCCACAACACTTTTGGTACGACCTGTGAAATAGTCAATATCTTTTTGGTTACGACCAGTCAATTTACCAAACAAAGCCGGTCCAAATCTGGAACCTAAAGTCATAAACTTCACAATGTTTAAAGGATCAAACTTTTCTTTGATGCCTTTTATTCTTGCTTGACTTCTCAAAGAAATGGTTTTACCGACAGCGCCAAGTACTCCCGTATCTTTCTGTGCGAGTTGGTCAAGGAACATATCAGAAAACCTGGATTTTCTGACCTGTCTAGCTTGTTGATAATTTAGTTTATTATCTGCCATTTTTTACTTTCTGTCGTGTTTTGGTCTATCATTAACTGCTGGTGCAGTTTGTGATCCGGTCGTATTGTTTACATTGGTTGTATTTTGTTGCACAATTGGCGGCGGTGATGGATTTTGTGTTTTCATATCTTTATTATCTTTAGATGATTGGTCTATTTTTGAACCAGAATCATTTACAGATAGTGATTGTGAAACAAGATCATTGAATTTTCCGGCTTTTATTCCAATATCACCTTTGTTAAAATATCCTTTACCACCCTCAACCTCTAACGGTTTACCTTTTGCATCTTTTTTTGTTACTTTTGATCCTTTATCAAAAGCATTATTTGACAAATATACAGTCCCATAGGTGGTTTTTCCATATAAAATATCAGTGGATTTTTTACCGTTTACTGTTTCACCGGGTTTTATACCCATTATGAAATCATTCGGTTTATCTTTAAAAGCAGGCAGAAAAACAGCTGAATATAAAGTGGCCAAATCAACATTTCTTCCTTGTTCTTTAGCAACTTTGGCGGATTTTTCTAATTGTGTGTAATTAAAATAATCATCAATAATGGGTAATTGTTCTTCTGCTGACAATTTTCTTAAATCATCAACCGTGTTTATATCTTTTACGGATTTATAACCTCGTTCCTTCATACCCTTCAATGTACTTGGCATTATCTGTATCAAACCAGAAGCTCCTCCATTTTTGTTATGAGCAGCCGGATTCAATCCAGATTCGTTCATCATGAAACTTAATAAATCAGGAACAGTTGAATTATATTTTGTTGATAATACACCCAAGCCTGCCATGAATTTAGTATTTTGTGTGGCAGCATACAAGAAAGGAGCTTCTTTTGCTACCTTGGCAGCAGTTGCAGCACCAGGTTTTGCTGTTGATGGTGGTTTTTGTGTTGCAGTTGGTGGTTTAACCGGTCCTGGTGGTTTAACTGGTTCCGCAGGTTTTGCAGGTGGTTGCTTTGGTGCTTCCTTAACTGGTTCTGCGGTCTTAGGTTTAGCTGGCTTCTGAGCTGGTTTAGCTGGCTCAGATGGTTTAGTTTCAGCTGGTTTTTGTGCTGGTTTAGCTGGCTCAGCCGGCTTAGTTTCGGCTGGCTTCTGAGCTGGTTTAGCTGGTTCCGCAGGCTTACTAGGTTGAGTCGGCTTTGTTTCAATTGGTTTAGATGGTGGCTGACTTGGTTTAGACGGCGCAGATGGTTTACCAGGTTTACCAGGCATACTTGGTGCAGATGGTGCTTTTGCCTGTTCTTCAGTCTTTCTTTCACGGCGTATAACTCTTTTAGGCTTTGGTCTTCTACGTATAGTTAAAGCCCTAATTATTTCTGAGTGTCTTTTTTGATCCTCAGAATCTTCTTCTTCTTTGCGATTAACTTGTTGTTGACGTTCAAATTTTAAGTCATCACGGTTTTGTACCATCAACTTATAAATTTCACCGAGAAATTCGGCGTTAGACATAGGTTCAACAGTTAAATCTTCAACACTATTTTTTCTAAAAAGACCACCAATTTTACTTACAGTCTTTTTCAAAAAACTGGCAGAAGTTTTTGTTTTTTCAGACACGACAGGACTAGACGATCCTTCGCCTTCATCTTTTTTATTTTTTCCGAATAAACTCATTTATTTTCTTTGTCGTTCTTTTAGTTTTTGGTTTTCTTCTTCCAAATATTGAATCAACATGGCGACATAGATATCTCGTTCCCAAGGTATCATATTTTCAAGTTCGGTAAGACTATACTTATGGTGTTGCATCAAGGAAAAGTTAGTCTTGTAGTAATTTCTTAAATCATCATAACCAAGTATTAGCCGAAAAAACTTTCGAGCCCTTCCACATCCAAGTGATGTTCGAAACCACATTTGGAACATTTCATATCAATTTTCTTAGATAACTTAGGAATACTATTGAAGAATTTTTCTAGTTTTTCAAATTGTTCCTGATTCAGTTGTTCGATAAAGTCAACTAATTCTTCTACTGAAGCTTCTTTCGCATAATGAAATTGGTCACCATCATAAACATATTCAATTGATTGAGCCAACATATTGAAGGTGACCTCTGTAATGTCTTCCATTTCAATAGAGTCTTTAATCAACTTGAATGGTGGATATTTCATCTTAACGATGATTTTATCTGTCAACTGAATTTCTGGATCCACATATTCTTCTTGTACAGGTTTAACTTCTGTCAAATCAATTTTGGCTTCCATAATGTTGCCACAAACTTTATCTTCAACCTCGTTATTACAACGATACTTTGACTCAGACATTTCACCAACAGACTTTGCTCTCAGTTGTATGAAGTAATATTCAATGTCTACAATTGGCAATTCATCAACATCAACATCTTTTGTTAGAGTACATACATCCAATATCTCTCTTACATTGTGTTGAATTGTTTTTGCATCAGAAGATTCCAATGCCATCATCAAGGCTTTTTGTTCTTTGATTAGATATGGTCTAAATTTAATTTTCTTTTTAGAAAGTGGTAATTCCAATTCATATGTTGGCACTTCAAGTTTTGGTAAAGCCATAATAACTCCTTAAATTATGTATTAGTTCGAACTGTTTCAATAGATTGGGCCGCAGAATTAAACCCCGTTCCAATTGCACCTGAGGCTGAACCTCCTAGGCCTCCTAAGTCAACTACAAGTGAATTTATACCAGCATCCAGTAGTTCCATTCCCAAAGATTGTAGTGAATTGTTTTTCCAATATGTGTATGCAAATGTCACAGACAATCTATGGTAACCTTCACCATTCCAATCCAGGTCCAATTGATTCATAGAAATAGGATATGCATCATATAAGTTTACTGAATAAGTCAACTCATTTGTTACAGAATATTGATTTATTGTAATTGCTGTTGCATAATTTTCTTTATATCTCCAATTATAATTATACATTGGATTGATATAATTTAACCATGCATCAAACAACAATTTAGTTTTCATATCATCATCAAGAATAAATGTCAGGTCAATGTCATTGTATGTTGTTTCATATGGAAACTTTTCTACCGGACCATATGATTTTTGTTCTGTTGTAGCGAATGTTCTGCCTGGAAGATTGGCATTCTCACATCTATATGTAAGATTTGTAGCAGATTTGACATACGGAAGCAAAGTCAATGGTACTGGAATGTTTACGTCAAATCTATTCTGTCTGGATAAGTCACCAGTAAAACTTGATTTGAAATCGTTGATACTTCTTGGCATTTATGAATTCCTTATTTCTTCGACAGAATCTTTCCAAACTTCTTTTGGTTGAGCCTTCTTGAATTGTTGTATTGGTAAATACATTGCAACGTCCCATTCATTAGGTTCCACTGCCAAAATCCTGGATTTTATGTGGCTATACAAATAATGTTTGATACAAGGCCTGAACTCTTTTAACTTGGATGATGCATCCAACATTGGATAGGTGATTCGGATACGCTTAATTTCATCTTCATCATTGTAAATTGCAAAGTTCAATAGTTTCCGCATGAATAAAATTCTATATCTAAGTGGTAGATAATGTATGTTTAGTCCAATAAAACCATCAGATTGTCGTTTCAATGGCAAAACAAGTGGAAACCTATCGTAATATGGTAAATCATTTTTACCTTTGGGATCATAAACAAAATAATATAACCCACCCATTAAGAATTTTTGTCTGTCAGCAGGTCTAGTCCAACGGGTCTTTTCTTTTGTTATAGGAATAGATAAACGACCAGGATTTCTAAGGCCGGCGACTTTTTGCATTAACCATTTAATAGACTCTTGGCTCATCGTTGGATGTTGAGCCTGAAGTTTTTCTTCAGTTATCGTAGTGAGTATGGATTTTGTTGTCATCGGATATTTAGTTATAGTCCGAGGTGGTCTTCCGTTATAAGTTTGAATTCCCAGCCACGATCTAAACAATATTCTGTTGCCGCCTTGAATTTGGCCTGATTGATACTCCATGTCACAACTTCTTGGATGTATTGTTTCGTGATACGTTTCTTCTTTTCTGGTTCCATTGTTTGATATTTCGGTTTGACTTCAAGCATCATAGTTCTAAGTTTACCATCTTTATCACGAACTTTAACGACAAAATCAGGAAAATAACGGTGCATTCGGTTATCAACGGGAGATTTGTATGGAATTATGATTTCTTCTGAAGCCCAAGAAACAATATTTGGATTTTTGTCGAGCCAATTCATCACTCGACATTCCCATGATGAGCGATAAATGATGTTTTTGTAATCCCCTGCGTATTTTTGAGGATTTGAAGGTCGGAATCTTCCAGAATATGCCATAAATATATGTATAATCTTTTCCTAAAAAAACATGGCAATCATAACAATACCAACATCTATTAGTGGCATAACCATACCCGGCTTTGGCACCGGTGGCGGACCTTTGGATTCTTTGTATCAATCGGGTGGATTACCCTTTTACAAGTATCCTAGAGATTTGGGAAGTTCGACTAGAAGCCACTCAGTAGTTTTTACAATTAAAAAAATCAAAGAAGTCCCATTTAGTGAAGTTGTTGCTGGCACCGTACAGTTTGTTACTGGATCTGATAATACTGATACTTCGGTTACAGGTGTCGTAACAAATGCATTTGAACGGGCTCAAGCTGCAGCACAAGAGGCGGTAAACGTAGTGAGTGGTGATGTTGGCAAAATTGCTGAAACAGTTGATGGTGGTATGTCAAAAGTTTCACAAATCGTTTCAAAAAGAGAAGTTCAGAATCAAGCAGTTATTGCTTTGTATATGCCAGAAACAATGTCGTTTACAAATGAAGCCACATATGATGGATCCACAACTTTGGCCAGTGCAGCTGGATCTTTACCATTAGTTGGTGGTTTGATTAGAGCTGTAACCACCTCATTAGGTGAAAATGATGCATTAAAATTGGGTTTGAATAAAATGGGTTATGTTTTTAATCCACAAAAACAAATGTTATTTCAAGGTATTGAATTTAGACAATTCAATATGTCATTCACATTCACACCATATTCTTCAAAAGAAGCACAAGATGTTAAAGAAATCATCAAATTGTTCAGAAAATGGTCAGCTCCACAAAAAACATCTTCATTTGGTGGTATGTTTTTTAATCCACCAGCAGTTTTTCAAGTGGACTTTAAATTTAACAATTCACAAAACTTGAATATACCAAAATTAAAAGATTGTGTAATCACATCAGTAGAAGTCAACTATGCACCAAACGGAATGTGGTCAGCTCATAGTGACGGTGCGCCAGTACAAACAACTGTAACATTGGCACTACAAGAGATGGACCTAGTTGATAGATCAGATATCGAAAATGGATATTAAAAATGCAATATTTTAGAAATTTACCAAAAGTAGCATATACGGATAAAAACAAAGTATCAACAGTCTACACCAATTTACTGGCTAGAGTTAGTTTTATTCCCGAAATGTTAAGTAATGGTTTGAATTTTTATTTGTATGATGTACAAGATGGTGATACACCAGAAATTGTTGCACACAAGTATTATAATGATGTTAGTCGTTTTTGGATTGTTTTATATTGTAATGAAATGATGGATCCTCAATGGGATTGGCCATTATCATACACACAATTTAATAATTATGTTGAAGATAAGTATGGTAACAATTTAAATGGTGTGCATCATTACGAAAAAGTCATCACCAAAACAAGTAGACAAACAGTAAATGACCAAACAGTAGTAGAAAAACATGTTATCTCAGGTGAAGAATTTTTAAGTTTATTATATGGAAATCCATATGGTATAGGTCCACTTAAAACTTTTGAGTTGCCTACAGGATTTGTAGACGTATCGATTCAACCAGCTTCTATAACAAACTATGAATATGAACTTGAACTGAATGAAAATAAAAGAACTATAAAATTGTTGAATAAATTATATGCAGATCAATTGGAATCAGAATTTACTAAATTAATGAGTTGAAATGGAAAATACAGAAGCAAAAGACGGTTTAGTATATCCACAAGATTTTAGTTTAGATGTTGTAGACATAGTAACCGATAGTCAAAAAGTATATAGACTTAAAAACCTTGTTGTTGAGTTGTCTTTTTTTGAGGACATTTATGCCTTTGCTTGTTCAGGATATGTGATTCTAAAAGATGCTGTAGGCTTGGTTGAAACATTAAAATTAGATGGCACTGAATTCATGAATATTGCTTATGGAAAAACCAGAAGTGTAGACAATTCTGCCAAAATTATAAGAACATTTCGTATATACAAGATAGGTAATAGAAAGCCTTCAGGAAATATTAGTTCTGAATTTTTTACGATATATTTCTGTTCCGAAGAAATGTTATTGTCCGAACAATTAAAACTATCAAAAGGTTTTAAAGGTCAACAAATATCCGATATCATTAAAACTATATTAACGGACAAAAATTCGTTAAATGTAAGAAGTAAAAAAATTCAATACATTGAACCAACTTTTGGAACATATGATTTTGTCATACCTAGATTAAAACCATTTGAAGCAATTAGTTGGTTGTCAACTTATGCAAGACCTGTTGCTGGCCAAGGTGCTGATATGTTGTTTTTCGAAACGAATGATGGTTATAATTTCAAATCATTACAATCAATGTTTGCTGATAATGTATATGGAACGTATACATACAAACCAGCCAACATAAACAATGCAGATTTGGCTTCTGGATTGAATACAGTTTTAGAATACGAATTTGTTAAGACATTCGATTCATTAGAAGCAACAGAATCTGGAATATATTCCAGTAAATTGATAACAATTGATCCGTTGACAAGAACACAAAAAATAACCACTTTCAATAAAAATGAATTGAATGGGTATGGAGCTTCAGGTCAAGGTACAAACAGGCTAGGTAAAAAACAATCTGAGATGTACGATTCGTCATTGAAGTTGGCTTTCGGTAATTCTGGTGAAAAAGACAAGGCCTATATAAAACAAAATGCATCTGGTGTTTCAAACGATATTTACATTGAAACTTCTGTTCCTAATAGAACAGCACAGATTGCGTTAGCTAATTACACTGTTATAAAGGCAATTATACCTGGTGATACCGCAATAACTGCTGGAAGAACAGTCAATTTTCAATTGTACAGTAATAATTTTGATCCCGAGTTAAATAATAGAAAATTTGATGAATTCTTTTCTGGTAAATATCTTGTGACTGCTGTTAGGCATGTGATACAATCTCAAGGTGTTTTCCAAACAATTTTGGAATTGGCAAAAGAGAGTTTAAAATCTCCTTATCCTTCTCCAAGTTATTCAAGTTTAGAATACAAAGAAACTTTAAATGCATAATTTTATTGGAAAAGATAGTTTTATTTGGTGGGTTGGTGTTGTTGAGGATAGAACCGACAAACTAGCTCTTGGTCGATGTAGAGTAAGAATTTTTGGTTGGCACACAGATAATAAAATAGAATTGCCAACTGATAACTTACCTTGGGCTTTACCAATGTATCCTTTAAACAATCCAAATTCTTATATGTCACCTAGAATCGGTGATTGGATTGTAGGGTTTTTTATGGACGGTAATTCAGCACAAGCACCAGTGATGATGGGTGTTTTACCTGGATTGATACCAGAATAAGAAGGAATAATTTATGGCAGCTGCAACACAACCTTTACCAAAAGTAGGAGGTCCGAATTTAAAACCACCTGCTGGTGCAGAAAATGATGGCCAAATACCGGGTCAACCATCAATTCCTGCTGCAGCCAGAGGTATTGTTGATGGAACTTCTGTAGGTAAAACAAATAGTCAATTAGCACATGTTTGCGATTTCGTTTTAGAGATGCAAAAAAACATAGAATTGAAGAAATTCTTAAAGGCGATGGCAAATACGATCCGAGAAGGTATTCGTGCAATCATGAGGTTCTTAGGCCTAGAACCTACGGGTCAATATTCTTGGTTAATAGATAAATTAAAATCAATTGCAAGAGAATTAAAAAGAATACAGAAAGAAATCATTCAGCCAATCGTTGATTTCACAAAATATGTTTTAGCTTATATTGCAAAATTGAGAGCAATCATACAATGGATATTAGGTTTACCTGCAAGATTTTTGGCATTACTGAAAGAATGTTTAGGTAGGCTATTAAAATTAATCGGTAGTGTTTTTAGTGATTTTTTTGCAGAATTGTCTGGCACCGGCGGAGATGCAGGTTTGGCGGAATTGGTATCAGCTGCAAAAGATGTGGCTGAAGAAGCATACAAAACTGTAAATCTGGCTGGTGAGGCCGCAGTAGGTGTGGCTGCAATACCTGTGGCTGCAACAGCTGGTCTATTGATTCCTGTTAGTGAGGCTGATTTGATTGCAGCTAACACAACAATTGCAAATTATACGAGCTCATATCTCTCAGCAAATACTGCCGCTCAAAGTGCAATAGTTGAAACGAAAAAAGGAACACCAATTTAAATTATGAGTACAATTAATACACCACCAGCAGGTTATCTATGGACAGAACCAGAGTCTGCGGCTAATACAGATTATCAACCAGTCTATCCATACAATAATGCAACAGTTTCAGAATCTGGTCATAAATTTGAAATAGACGACACACCTGGTCGTGAACGTGTTCGGTTATCACATAGAACGGGAACTTTTATCGAAATGCATCCAAATGGTGATGAAGTTCATAAAGTTTTTGGTGATGGTTATGAAATTACAATCAAAAATAAGAATGTTTTAATCAAAGGATCATGTACTGTTCAGATAGAAGGTGACTGTAATATGAATGTTCTGAAAGATATGAACGTTCAAGTTGGTGGTAATTACAATTTGTTGGTGCAAGGTAAAACAAACATAAGGTCACATGAAGATATATCAATTTCTGGTGATGATGATGTTTCTATAACAGCAAATGAGAATTTTGGTGGTTCTATAAGGTTAGCAGCCTCAGACCATTTATATTTGGCTTCTGATTTGGTTGTTGGTGGCTCAGTTTCTGCTGACATAATTAATTCTGAAACTAGGGTAAATGCGGGAACAGGTGTATATGCAGGACCTCTTGGTTTTGTGTCTGGTAAAGGTGGTTTGTCTTTAGGTTGGCCAACACCAGTGAGTCCTATTGCGTTGCCTGGTTGCATTTATACAATAGGATCAATTACATCATTATTTGCAGTTAATTCACCTCTGGCAAATTTTGGTGTTGCAAATATTGGTATTATGGATGCAGTGTTGATGAGTGATATTATAAATTCATCTATTTTTAATTATCATATACATATTGCTCCAGAAGGTTTAACTAGTGGACCTTTGTCCAATTTTGTAGGAGTTTGATATGGCAACAGTAAATAATGCAACCGGTGTTTTTGCCACATTAGGTTATAATTTTGACGATCCAAACGGTAATGTACTCACACTTTCTACCAGTGCTTTGGAACATTTGAACTCTATGCCGGTGTTTATTACAACTTGGCAAGCTCAAGATATTAGAGATAATAATGTTGGTGGATATTATGAAAATCCATTGGCCACAGATTTGATAAATCTTGCAAATACTTCATTAACTATATCAGACCTTTCTGGCGCTAATGGTCTATCAAATTTAAGGTCAATATCAGTTCGTTTAGCAAATACTGCAAATACATTCTTAGAACATACTAATAGATTGTCAGGTATAACACCATTTGTTGGTGGAGATCAAATAAATCCATATTTGGATCAAGCAATAAATTATGGTAAAACAGCACTCTACATTACGAATCAAACAGATTCTATAAAAAACACATCTCCAATAATGGGAAGTTTCACTAGTTTATTCATTGGTGAACAAATAACAGCTAATTTAAACACTATCATAGCTTTTTCTGAAGAAATTGATGATAGTATCATCAATAGATTTGATGCAAACACAATAGCTTCAACTTTATCAGAAGAACGTGTACAAACTATGAACTTGTATATGCGAGCTGCAAATACATTTTTGAATACCAGAATGACTTCCGATATAAATTATTATGGAAATTTAAAGAATTTTATTGATAAGTATAATCAAACCAAAAAATTCACCAAATTAGGTGAAACTGAAACCTACTTATACATGAATTTTGTTGCCTCGGATAAATTGAAGTCTAGAATCTCATAATTGCCATTTTTCATATTTTTACGTTCCGGCCCAAGAATTTTCTCCGACAGTTTCAAAATTCCAGAAAAGCGTTTTACTCCTACACATAAATAAAAGATGGCACAAACACTTACAAAACTATACTCCGACATAGATTTCACGTTCGCTAAACGACCTGTGGTGGGTGATGTTGCTCTAAGTTATGATAACCAGGCTGTTATTAGATCAATACGAAACATATTATCAACAAAAAAGTATGAAAAGTTGTTTAATCCATCATTTGGAACAAACATTGATTCTATATTGTTTGAACCAATATCAGCAATAACATCCAGTGTACTGGAACAAGAAATTTCAAATGCTATAAGGAATTATGAACCTAGAGCAATTCTTAAAACTGTCGTTGTTTCTCCAGAAGAAGATAAAAATTTATATAAAGTATCATTAACTTTTTATTTGGAAAATGCAACACAACCAATTACTGTAACAGTTTTTTTAGAGAGAAACAGATAAAATGGCAGGCGCTAACACAAATTTTAACATAACAGAACTAGACTTCAATAATATTAAAGATAGTTTTAAGAATTATTTGAAGGACAATGGCGTTCTTCAGGATTATAATTATGAGGGTTCTGCCTTATCCACGATAATTGATTTGTTAGCATATAACACACAATATAATGCATATTACTTGAATATGGTGGCCAATGAGATGTTCTTGGATACTGCCATACAAAGAAATTCTGTTGTTTCTCAAGCCAAACTATTAAATTATGTACCAAAATCTGCTTTGGCACCTTCAGCAACAATTAATTTGACAATAACAAATGTAAATGATACTTCATTAACTCTACCAAAATATACATTGTTTTTGTCAGAAGCTGTTGATGGAATTAACTATAATTTTGTAAACACCGATTCATATACTGTTGGTGTGACAAATAATACCGCAGTATTTGAAGATGTAACTCTAAAACAAGGCACTGGAACAACCTTAACATATCAAGGTAACAATATAACAGGTTACAAATTTAAGATTCCAGACCTTAATGTTGATACAACAACATTGTTGGTCACAGTTCAAGAATCCAGTTCCAACAACTATATAACAACTTTTTCACCGGCTTCCGATTTCTTAACTCTAACATCAACCTCAAATGTTTATTATTTACAAGAAGGTCTGAACGGATATTATGAAGTTTATTTTGGTGATGGTATTTTAGGTAAAAAAATCTCTGAAAGTAATATAATAAATCTATCTTATGTTTCAACTCAAGGTGGTTCATCAACAGGTGCAAATAATTTTGTATTAATGCAAACAGTTGGTGGTTTTTCAGAATCTACCATTTCACCAATAACAGCAGCATCACAAGGTTCTGCAAAAGAAAGTGTTGATTCTATTCGTTTTCATGCACCTAAATCTTATTCTGCACAAGGACGTGCGGTAACTAAAGAAGATTATATCACAGCAATCCAACAAAATAAATTAGGTTATTCGTTTGATTCAGTTAGTGTTTGGGGTGGTCAAGAAAATGATCCTCCAGTTTATGGCCAAGTATTCATTGCAATGAAGCCATCTGGTGCATACACAATGACTGAGAATCAAAAATCAAAATTGATTAAAGATGTATTGAGACCTATATCAATTTTAACTGTTGAACCAACAATCATTGATCCAGATTATACTTACATTCAAATTACCGCAAACGTGTTGTATGATCCAAAGAGAACAACATCATCAGCCAATGAAATAAAAGCATTGGTAAAAGCAAGAATCAATAATTATGCAAAAAATGCATTAAACACTTTCAATTCAACATTTAGATCATCTGAATTCAATAATCAAATTAATTCAGTTGATTCTTCTATTATCACAAACGAAATAACAATTCAACTACAGAAGAAATTTTATCCAAATCTATCAACACCTACAACATACAAGTTGTATTATGGTGCGCCACTAAAACGTGGTATGTTTCTGAGTGGTATCACAAGTTCACCTTCAGTTATCTATAGAAACCCATTAAATTTAGCAGTTAACGTTGATGGATTATACATTGAAGAAGTTCCAACAGCAACTGGTGGTGTAGAATCTATTACATTAACAAATCCAGGTTTTAGTTACCAAAACCAACCAACAGTAACCATATTAGGTGATGGCACAGGTGCAACAGCAGAAGCTGTTATGTCTAACAATGGAACAATAAAACAAATAAACGTATTAACGGCAGGTACAGGTTACACATCAGCCATACTTAAAATCACACCAGCTGTAGGAGATACTACAGGATCATCTGGCGCAGGTATAATTACACTTGAAGGTCGTTATGGCACATTAAGATTGTATTATAATGATTCAACGAATGTTAAGACTGTATTCAGAGGTAATATTGGTACAATAGATTACAATTTAGGTATAATTACGTTAGATTCTTTTTCACCATTAAATGTGAACAATGATTTAGGTTTACTAACAGTGAATGTCAATCCTACAACCACAATCATTTCATCATCTTATAACAGAATAATTACAGTAGATGAATTTGATCCACAATCAATTATTGTTAACGTTACTGCTAAAACAACATGATAGAAAATGGCCGTAAAACCTCATTACAGGTACTTGACCAGTTACCTGAACATGTCCGTGATAATCCGGATTATGGAAATTTTCATCAATTCATTCAAGCTTACTATGAATGGATGGAAACAACAGGTAAGGTAACTGATAGGTCTAAAAATTTACTGTCTTATAAAGATGTTGATGAAACAACTGAAGAATTTTTAGATTATTTCATCAATGAATTTTTTACCTTACTTTCCAAAAG